CGACCCGTGCCGCGTTCAGGGTCGGGACGAAGCGCTGGACGGCGTCGTACTCGCCTCGGTAGGCCGCCGTCATGGCGTCGAGGACGTCGGTCGGCGCAGCGTTGTGGAACGAGGCGAAGTCGGTCGCCAGCTTCACGTTCGCCTCGGAGAGGTCGCGCGCCTTCTCGGCCCCGACCCCCAGCTGGGTGAACATGTTCCCGAGGGTGCCCGTCGCCTCCAGCGCGGCGTTGCGGGTCATGCCCAGCGACTTCGGCGCATCCTCGGCCCAGGTGAGCAACTGAGCTGAGGCCGCCCCGAAGATGGTCTGGTTCTTCGAGACGGTCTCGCCCAGGTCGGACGCCGCGCCGATGGCATCGCTGAAGAAGGAGATGGCCTTCGAGGGAAGCTCGGCCACCATGCCGGCGGCCTTCTGCCCGATGCCCTGGAAGATGCCCGCCAGGAAGTTGCCGGACTTCGAGGCCGAGGCCACGCCCGAGCCCGTCTGATCGTTGGCCCGGATCGTGATGTCAATGATGTTGGCCATCGCGCTCTCTCGATCCGAGTTGCTCGATCTGGATCAGCCGAAGTAGCTCCGGGTCCTCTTCGAGCAAGGTCGAGTAGGTGTAGCCGGAGAAGCGTTCAAGGATGCCTAGTACCAGCTCCGCCTTCGTCAGCTCCCAGGGCTTACCTCCATCGGGAGATGATCCATCGCCGCCGACTGCGCGCCAGCGGCGGAGGGCTGTTCCAAAGGGCCGGACACGCCCGCGGCGCGCTCGGTCCAGGTCTGGATGAGGAGCTGGGCCTCGGCCAGGTCGAGGGTCTTCACGCCCTCCAGGGTCGGGGGGACCGGGCGCTCGAAGACGGCATCCGGCGGGCACTCGTCGCACTCGGCCAGCTCGTGGGCCTTGCACACGTCCTCGGTCAGGTTCCATTCGATCAGGGCGTCCGCCAGGATCGAGAAGACCTGGCTCATGGCCTCGATGCCCTCCTTCGAGAACTGGTTCTCGATGCCGGCGAAGGCGCCCAGGTCGAAGATGGTCGAGATGGGCACGCCCCGCATGGTGACCACCAGGGGCTCGTCGGTCGGGTCGTCAGGGTTGGGCCCTAGCGGCCCGTCCTCGAACGTCATCCTGAGCTGCTTCGTCTTGCGCTTGTGCGCCATGCGTCGTTCCTTCCTGTTCACGGTGGGGGGAGCGGGTCAGCTCCAGGCCGGGGCGGTGCCATCGGCCAGGACGAAGGGGGCCTTCCAGGTGAAGGCGCCATCGTCACCTCGCGAGAGCGCGTAGTCGGTCTGGAGCATGTTCATGCTGAGGGTCTGGCCCGAGACGTTGATGGCCACGGCCACCGACGCCGAGGCCGTGGCGACGCCCTTCAGGGTGACGTGCGACTTCGAGGCCGCATCGTTGAAGACGCCATTCATGTCGACCGAGCCATCGGCCAGCAGGAAGATGCGCTCGATGGCGCTCTTGTCGATGCCGGTCACGTCCTGGACCTCTCGGGGGGTCGCGATGTCCAGCGACCTGATGTCGTTCCGGATGTCGACCGTGGCGACCGTTAGGGTCGTCCAGGCCAGTCCACTCTCTTTCGCCATGGGGCGCTCCTATCCGTGTCGCTCGCGGAGGTCCGCGAGGCGGGTCGTCGATGTCCTGAGGTCGTCGGTCCACTGGTCGGTTCGGTCGTAGACCCGCGACGTGCCGGTGGCGCCCCGCCAGTCGCCCCCGCGCCGGAAGGACGTCGGGTCTCGCTCCTCGTGCTTCTGGTGGCGGCGCACGGCCAGGCAGAACTGACCGGGCTCGAACACGAACGTGACCCAGCCGTTGGCCTCGGGGATCTCGATGGCGTGCCGGCGGTAGCCGTCGACCTCGCCCCGCAGCACCCGGCGCACCAGGTCGATGTCGTCGCCCCCCACACGGGTGCGCCAGCCGTTCTCGTACTGGCGGCATCCGACCTCGGGGCACGTGGCGCTCACCAGGAAGGGGCGCAGGCCCCAGGTCTCCCAGTCGGCCACCTTGCCCCCGGGTGTCACCCTGAACGGTTCTCCGAATCCCATGCTCAGCTCCTCAGAAGACGGTCGCCACGGTGTTCCGGCACACCATGACCGCGAAGATCAGATTCGAGAACGTGCCGGTCACGTTCACCCGTAGGTAGCGCTCGATCGCCTGGGTTGCGCCCGTAGCGATGCGCTCCGAGGTGATGCCCGTCGCCGCGGTGAAGACCAGGCCCGTCACGTTCGAGAAGGGGTCGCCCACGGCGTTGTCGCTGCTCGACTGGATGGCCACGGTGGCCGAGGTGCCCGTGAAGGCGAAGACCTGAAGGAAGGCCTGGGCCCCAAAGTTGGTCGTCCCCCCGGCGCCGCCCTCGTCGAGCGCCGTCAGCGCCCCGGCGGTGCCCAGGGTGGACTTTCCGGCCGTGAGCATGACGCCGTGGTTCCCGCCGTTGGGCGTCCCCTGGATGGCGGTCTTAAACGTCAGCGACCCGTCGTCGCCCCGCGAGGGGTCGTAGTTGGCCTGCTTCCCGGTCATGCCGAAGGCCATGTTCCCGATGGTCGAGCCGTGGAAGTAGGTCGCCAGGACGTCGGTCGTCGGGAGGAGCTTCAGGCGCTGGAAGGTCTGGCCTACCGCTGGGTTGAAGAAGCTGGCGAACTCCAGCGACGCGTCGCGCTGCCCGACGATGCGCTCCTTCGCGTATTTGTTGATGCCCGTCGCTTCGAGGGGCTCCATCGGCGTGGCGATGGTGTCCACCGATCCGACATCGCCCGAGATGTCGTAGCCGTCGATGAACAGCTGGTCACCTAGGCCGCTCTGCTTCGCCATCTAGGCCTCCTCACTCACTGCGCCTGGACCCAGAGGTCGGGAACGATCACGGGCACGACGATGGTCATCACTCGGAACTGGCGCTCGTCCTGGCTGATGTAGCCGGCGGAGGCGTCCAGGCGCGAGCGGGTCTGGCCGAGTAGGTCGATCCAGGCCGCGGGGTCGCCGTCCGCGTCCAGGATGCCCAGGCTGAAGCCGCCCGAGTAGGCCCCCATCAGCTGAGCCACGGCCGAGAGCATCGCGGGGTCGATCAGGTCTTCGGGCTCCGAGGACAGAGGCATGTACGCGCGGACGTTCATGATCACGAGGCCCGTGGTCGTGTTCAGGGAGCTGGCGGCCGGCACGGGCCCGATGTAGTTGGTCCAGATGGCCGCGGTCAGGCCCTGCCCCGGCGGGCTCTTGGGCTCGTGCTGGTTGACCTTGTCGAAGCGCCCCAGCTCCAAGGCGTGCGAGGCCAGGCCCTCGACCAGGCCGACCACGAGGGCGTCCATCTCCAGCTCGTTCACTGGAGGAGATGCCTTGCGATCGAGCGGGCCACGATGTCCGAGACCCTGGACTCGACGGACTTCGCCGCGCGCTGGAAGGCGTGATACCCGGGGAAGATGTCGGACCGGCTGCCCCCGTCCTCCAGCCAGGGCCCGTACGGTAGACCGCCGCGGTCGATGGTCATGGTCGAGCCCTTGCGCTCCTTCGTGACCCTGCTCGTGGCGTAGCCCGTCGGGTTCTTGAAGGTCGACGCGTCGACGTTGCGCACCTCCTCGATGGCCTCGTCCGCCACGTCGTCCTCGATGTCCTCGAACGTGCGGCGCATGAGCCCCGGCCAGGAGCCGTCGAAGAGGGGCCCGGTCTTCGTGACCTCGTAGTCGGTCGTGACGTTGCTGGCCATCAGACCGCACCGTGGTAGAGCTGGCGGCCGTGACGGAGCACGGCGTCGGCCTCGATGGCGCGCAGGCCCCGGCCCGTCGCCTCCTGGGCCATCTCACCTGAGCCGATCACCCGGGCGTAGCCCGAGCCCTCCTGAAGGAACTGGTTCAGGGCGTAGGCCAGCGCCAGGTCGCGCACGAGTGGGGGCACCACATGGCGGTAGATGGTGGCGCTGGCGGAGTGCGAGGCCAGCGCCGTGCCCTGGGCGGCCCGGCTGAGCGTGACCCCCGTCATGGCGTAGATGGTGGAGCCCGTGTGCGCCTGGAGGACTGAGCCCTCGACGGCGCGCCGGACCACGAGCGTGTTCCCCGCGATGTCGACGACCCGCATCCGCTCGGCGTCGAGGAGGATCACCTCGTCCGGCCCGAAGGCGCCGCCGTCGGTCACGGACACGGACACGGCTGAAGTGGAAGCCCCGAGGGGGGTCAGCAGGGTCTGGCCGGAGCTGACCATCGAGCGGTCCGTGACTAGGACCCGCTCGGAGTCGATGCGCAGAAGGGAACCGACGCCCACCTTCGACGTGCTCCAGGTCACGTTCGCCGTGGCGTTCAGGGAGGCGGCCAGCGTGCCCGCCAGGGTGCCCACGGGCTCCTCGTCGTCCCGGTAGCCGAAGAGGCCCAGCAGGGCGATGGCGCGCTGGCGGGTCGCGCCGGGGGCGAACACGCTCGACGTGGACTGGTCGACCTCCACGGCCCAGTAGGGCGGCCCGCTGTTGACGGGCTCCAGGAGGTAGTTCGAGGCCGGGATGGCGACTCCCCCGGCGGTCAGCGAGGTGACCGAGATCACCTCGGCGTCATCGAGCCAGAGGCGCCAGGGCGTCCGGTAGGCCACATCGGGCCAGCTGAAGTAGCGGGTCGCCAGGCGGGGCGAGAAGCTCCGGCGGAGCGTGCCGTCGACATCAGCTGAGGAGGTCTCGATCGCCCGGTCCACGCGGTCGTTCGCCCGCGCCGTCTCGACGATGTCCAGGGCGGCCTTCACCTCCTCGCGGGTCACGTAGCACGGTCGGCTGATGCTCACGGTCCCCAGCTTCTCACGTAATGCCCCCGACCAGGGCGGACGAGGACGAGGTCACAGCGCCCATGGCGGCCAGCTCAGGGGCCCCGGCGGCGCCAGCGAAGGAGCCCACGGAGGCGCCCGCCAGGCCACCGACGGCGGCCAGGTCCGGCCCCTCGACCAGTCCGTTCATGCCGATGGCGGGGGCGAAGGAGGCGCCCGAGGCGCTCCCATCGAACGAGAGGACGAGGTCAGCTGAGCCCCGCACGACGCGGACGCCCGATGCGACCCAGATCACGCTGAAGGCCCCGCTGGCCGAGGCCCGGATCTCGTGCCGGCCGGCGGCCGAGGAGCTGAAGCCGAACGCACCGGAAGCCGAACCCAGGACCGCCTGCTTCCCGCTGGCGGCCGCCGTCCAGCCGAAGGCGCCCGAAACCGAGGCCACCACGATGGCGCGCCCCGAGGCGGTGGCCGTGAAGCCCAGCGAGACCGAGGTCACTCCCAGGACGACACGGGCGCCAGCAGCCGAGCCCGAGAAGCCGAACGCTCCCGAGGCCGAGCCGTACACCCGGCCCGCCACGATCCCTGAGGCGGGCGCCGTGAAGCCCAGGAGCCCCGAGGCCGAGCCCAGCGCCGTGGGATGCCCGGCAGCCGGCGCAGCGAAGCCCAGGAGCCCCGAGGCGGTCCCCAGGACGACCGGGCGCCCAGTGGCCGGGGCGGACCCGCCGAAGAGACCTGAGGCGGCGCCGACCACCGTTACCCGGCCGGCGGCCGACGCCGTCATCCCTAGGGTGACCGAAGTCACGCCGAATCGTCGGACAACGCCGGACGTTGCGCCGTTGTACCCATAGAGGCCAGAGGCCTGCCCGACGACGGTCGGGCGGCCGGCGGCCGGAGCGGTGAAGCCGAGGGCTCCCGTGGCCGAGCCCGCGACCCTGTGCGTGCCCGTGGCCGGCCCGCTGAAGCCGAACGCCCCCGAGGCGACGCCGATCACTCCAGGACGGCCCGAGGCGGCCCCAGAGAAGCCCAGGAGCGCCGTGGCGGTGCCAATGACCCTGGGCACGGCGGCGGCCGCGTACGTGCCCCCGAAGGCCCCGGTAGCGGTGCCCGTGATGGCCTGGCGCCCGCTCGCGGACGCCGTGAAGCCGAACGCCCCTGTGACCGTGGCCACCACGATCGGCCGGCCCGCAGCGGAGAAGGTCCCCCCGGCGGCCAGCGTGGCCGAGGCGCGCACCGTGGGGCGGCCGGCGGCCGGGTAGCTCCCACCGAACACAGCTGAGGCGGTGCCGACGACGGTCGGGCGGCCGGCGGCCGCGTACGTGCCCCCGAAGGAGCCCGTCGCCGTGGCCACCTTCACGGGCCGACCGGCGGCCGAGGCCGTGAAGCCGAAGACGCCCGTCGCCGTACCCGTGACGACGTTCACGCCCGAGCGGATGATCCGCGCCGAGGAGCGGCCCAGGTCGGGGCGACGGTTGACCGGTACCCGGGGGGCGCTCATGAGCCGAACCGCGCCGCTACGACGTCGGGGGCGGCGGTCGACGTGATGCCCTTCACCTCGATGCCGACCAGCGAATAGTCCTGGCCGGCGGGCGCGCCCATGCCGAAGGTCTTCGAGCCGGCCGGCCCCACGTCGGCGTACTCGTTCGCGTAGAAGACGTACACCGCGGTTGTGTCCCGCTGGTAGAGCCGCTCGAAGCCGGTCGAGCCGTTGATCGACGTCCAGGTCCGCGACGCCCCGTCGTTGGACTCGAAGTCTCCGTTCAGCACCAGAAGGACGGAGTTGTCGCCCAAGGTGGTGATGGTGTGACTAGGGGTCAGGTCGGCCTGCTGGCGGGATGCATCGGCGCCGAGCCCGTTATGAGCGCGCAGGACCCAGACCATCATCCCCCACGCTGATGCAGCGTTCACGTTCGACGTGATGTCAATCGAGCCCGTGCTCCCGGCGGTGGCCCAGGCGTAGCCAGCGGCGCAGCGCGACGCGGTGACCACGAAGGCGGCGCCCGTGGCGTAGGTGTTGCCCTGGGTGTCGGTCGTGCCCGTGCCGAAGCTGCTGTTTGACTTCGCCAGCACGCCCACGACAATGAGGTCGCCCGCCTGTACCGACACGCCCGAGGTCACCTTCGAGGTATTCGACGCGAAGTTGGTTCCCGACTGGCTGAAGGAGACGATGGTCGGCGGCGTCGTCGCCACGGCCTATTCGTCCCAGACGAAGTACAGATCCAGGATCTGGCCGGTACCGGTCCAGGGGACGATGCCGATCCCGTTGGCCGTGGCGGCCGGGATGATGGCCCCCGGGGAGTTGAACGTCCAGATGACGCCCGAGCCGATGGCCGCGCCCAGCGACGCAATGCGCAGTGCCCCGGCCACGAAGGTGGGCCCGCCCGTGTCGGTATCGGAGACGGTGGCGACGGGGGTCTGGACGCTATCCCCCTCGTACTGCTCGGTCATGCCCGTGCCGCCCGTGCCGGCGACCGTGAAGCGGCGCAGGGCGATGGAGAGGGCGGTGGCGGTCGTGTTGAAGACGCCCACCTCCAGCAGGCGGGGCGTGACGGCGGCCGTCGCCCGGAGCGAGGCCACGCACAGGGTCGTCGAGCCGGCGCCGGTCGAGCGGAAGGCGCACGAGCAGATGGTCACCTCAGGCCGCCGTGAGTAGCGACAGGATCAGGCTCCCCGAGGGGATGGTGAACTGGTCGCCCGCCGTGACGGCGTTCGCCGTGATGAGGCCGCTCCATTGGAACGTGCCGGCGGTCGAGGCAGACCAGGCCGAGTAGTGCGAGTAATCCTCGGAGGTCGTGACCTCGCCCGTGCTCCAGGTGATGTCGACCGTGTTGGCGATGGACCCGCCCGAGGCCACGCTCCCGAAGGTGGCCTGGTGGCGCGTCGTGTCGGCGGCGGCGTTCGCCGTGCCGGCGGCGCCCGGGTCGCCTATGTGGAGCTTCAGCCACACGGCCGCGAGGGGGATCGTCGTCAGCGCATCGTTGCGGGCGAGGGCGTCCAGGATGTCGTTGGCGATGGCGGCGGACAGGCCGAGGGCCATGGGTCAGCTCCTACGGTGCTTCGGTGATGTAGATGGGCCAGAGCGTGGTCTCGATGATGCTCTGGAGGTGGGAGTCGCCCGCGGTCGTGTCGGGCTTCGGGTCCTCGGCGGGATTGCCGTTGCCCCAGAAGTCGTTCGAGGTCACGCCCACCGTGAAGATGCGGGCGAAGGCGTCAGGGTTCGCCAGGACCTGGAGGCCCAGGCGCTTCTCGGCGGCGGTGGCCGAGGTCCCGAACTTGTAGATGACGAACTTCACCAGACCGTTGCGCACGCGCTCGATCAGGACAGGGTTGTCGGCGTCGGTCGACCGTTCGTGGTAGGTGGGCATCAGCTCTCCCAGCTCAGCAGGCGGTCACGGATGTAGTTCGCCAGGGCGGCCGTGCTGGCCAGGTCGGTGGCGGCCGGCGGCGGTCCGACCATCAGGCCTCCGTGCGGGCCTACGGTCACCTCCGGCGGGGCGTAGCGCGAGGTCACGTCGGTGGTCGTGGCGCGCTCGATGGCGTCGGCCAGGACGGCGGCCTGGATACCGTCGTGGACGGCGTGCTCCAGGATCGTGTTCGCCAGACCGTGGTTCCCGTCGTTGCGGATGCGGTTCGCCAGGCGGACGACCGGCACGGCCACCTCGTCCAGGATCTCGTTCGCCCTGCCGTCGCGGGTCAGCGTGCGGATGGCCCCGCGCACCGCCAGGCGGACCGCGGGCTCACCCCCGGCGGCGTAGATGTCCTCGGCGTTCAGGAAGGTCATGGGTCCGTGCTCCTCCATCCGCACCAGGGGCAGCCCAGCACGCTGTTCACTCCGAGCACCAGCGGAGTCCCATCGGCCGGGCACGCCTGGGGCGGCGTCGTGACGTCGATGGCGGCCTGGTCGCGGGCCTCCTGCTGGATGCTCTGGAGCTGGCGCCAGGACATGCCGTCAGCGCTTCGTCGGTGCGGCCTTCGTGCCGCTCCGGCCGGCGGTCGTCGAGCGGTGGCGCTCGGCGGCCTGGTGGTCGGTCTGCTGGTCCGTCCGGTGGTCCTTGGGCGTGGCGGGCTGGCCGGCATCGCCCGTCGACTCCTGCTTCTCGCCTGAGGCGGTCTCGACGCCCTCGGGCGCGCCCTCGCCCTGGACGGCCCCGTCGTCGTCGCCTTCGGCTGAGTCGCGCTCGGCCTTCCGGCGCTTCTCGTCCTCAGCTCGTGCCGGCGCCTGTGCGGCCTCCAGCTCCTCCTCGGTCACTCCGGCGGGCCCCTCCTCGACCTCGGCCGGCAGGAGCCCTAGCTCCTGGCTCGTCGGACCCGCGTGTCGGCTGATCTTCG